CGGCACAGACCGCGCTGCAAGGGCAAACAGGGGCAACTGGTGTTGCCGGACCAAGCGGTGCACAAGGACCGCAGGGAGTCGCTGGTGGGGCCGGTGCTACAGGACCCATCGGTGCCACAGGCACAGTCGGCGCGACTGGTCAACAGGGCGTGCAGGGAAACGCTGGTGCCATCGGCGCGACTGGGCCACAAGGTGAGCGAGGATCCACCGGAGAGGTCGGTCCAACAGGCGTGCAGGGCGTCGCCGGTCCAAGCGGATTGGCTGGTGCAACAGGCGTGCAAGGGGCTACCGGACAGCAAGGGGCACAGGGCGACGTCGGTGCAACTGGGCCGAGCGGTGCAGCAGGGGGACAAGGAGCCACCGGCCTCGGAACGCAGGGGGCGACGGGTGAGACAGGGCCACAAGGTGCGACTGGTGCGTCGGGGCAATCCGACAAGTACGCCACGACGTCATCGACCTCGCTGCTCACAGGCAACGGGGCGAAGACTCTGACGGTTGCAACGGGGCTGAGCTACACAGTTTCACAACCCGTCGTGGTGGCTGAGTCGGGCGGAACCGCTCACATGCACGGAACGGTGACGAGCTACACCTCGGGCACGGGCTCACTGGTCGTCGACGTCACAAACCACACGGGATCAGGCACGTTCACTTCGTGGTCGGTCAACCTTGAAGGGGTCGTCGGAGCCGTCGGTCCAACTGGTCCACAGGGGGCCACTGGAGCAAGCGGAGTTGCTGGTGCCACCGGATCAAGCGGAGTTGCTGGGGGAGTCGGTGCGACTGGGTTGCAAGGCGAGCAGGGTGCCACCGGAAACGTTGGGCCGCAAGGTGCCACGGGCGAAGTCGGGCCGACTGGCGCACAGGGCAGCGTCGGGCCTACCGGCATTCAGGGACCCACTGGGCCGAGTGGATTGCAGGGCGTGCAGGGCAACGTCGGTGCCACTGGATTGCAAGGTGCTACGGGAGAGCAAGGTATTCAGGGCGTGGCAGGTCCAAGCGGGGCATCTGGTGCACAGGGCATTCAGGGCGAGGTCGGGCCAGTCGGTGCGACCGGACCACAGGGTGTGCAGGGCGTGCAGGGTGCCACAGGCCTCGGTGCCACAGGCGCAACTGGCGCAGCTGGAGACCGATACACGACAAGCTCAACCACTTCACTCGCGCTGACAACCGGAGTCAAAAACCTAACGGTGGCCACTGGCCTCGCGTTGTCCGTCGGTCAGAACGTCGTCCTCGCTTACGACGTCGACCATCGGATGACTGGCATCGTGAACTCCTACACGTCCAACAGCGGAGCGCTTGAGGTTGACGTAGTGCAGGTGCTCGAGGGCACTGGAACCTACGCATCATGGGCCATCTCGCTTGATGGTGCCGTCGGGCAGGTTGGTGCGACTGGAGCCGTTGGGCCGACTGGCGTTGTGCTCGGAGGCGGAATCCTCTCGCCACGATTCACGGGCGACGGGAGCACGACCGAGTTCGGGCCGATCAGCGGATGGGATGGTCCGCAGAATGACGAAGCTGGTTACCTCGTTTATGTCGGCGGGGTTTTCCAACGTCCCGACGAAACCAACGGTGGCTTCTCGATCACGGGGACGACTCAAGGAAACTCAAAGATCGTTTTCCCAACGGCCCCCGCAAACAACGTGGTGATCGACGTGGTGGCGGTGCAGGTGACCGGTGCTAAAGGAGCCACTGGCGTGCAGGGTGCGACAGGTCCCGCTGGATCTGGAGGCGGTGGAGGAATCTCCGCATGGGACAGCGGAACATCTTACTCGGCAGGGGATTTGGTGTCTGACCTTGGGCAGTATTACGTCGCATTGGAAGGCAGCCAGAGTCAGCAACCGTACCAAAGCACAGCAAAATGGCAGTTGCTCAACAGAGCTTCCCGCGTGCTGCCTCAAACCATGTACCGCACGGGCGACTTTGTGAGTGAGAAAGGACTGCTTTATGTGCTCCTTGGCGCAAGTGGTGTTGGAACTGACATCCCACCCGCTAGCGGGTCGACAACGTGGATGAACGCATCGGTGCAGCCGTGGACTGAGGGTGCTTACTATTACGAAAAATCGATCGTGATTGCCGCTGATGGATCTCTCTACAGGTGTTTGCAAGCGCATATGGCGCAAGGGTGGAATGAGGCATCAACTGGCGGTCAAACAAATTATTGGACGCCAATCAGTGGACCTCAAGGGCTCTCTGGACCCGCAGGTCCGACGGGACCGAGCGGTGCAACTGGACCCGAAGGACCAACTGGTGCTGGAGTGCAGGGTGCAACAGGCGAAGCTGGACCAACTGGCGCAACTGGGATCCAAGGTGCCACTGGACCATCAGGTGCTGGCGAACCGGGGCCAAGTGGAGCGACCGGACCTACCGGACCAACAGGCGAAACGGGGCCAACAGGCGAAACTGGAGCCACGGGCGAAGTCGGTGCTACGGGCGAGGTTGGGCCGACAGGCCCGACAGGTCCCGCTGGAGGTTAAAGCTAGCGTGAGTTGAGGCTAAACCCCTAGGCTGGAGAGCATGACAACTCTCCACTGCCTAGGGGTTCCTCATACCGTGACCCATCCCGACTACTCAGCGTGCGCATTCACTCAGAAAGTCTTGAAGTTCTTGGAGATGTTCAAGGACTCGAGCGAGTACCGCACGATCCACTATGGACATCCTGACTCCATTACCGCCGCTCACGAGCACGTCAACGTCACCTCTCGTGACATCCTCCAAGAGACCTATGGGGACTACGACTGGAGACGAAACCAGTTCAAACACTCCTCGCAAGACCTTGCTCACAAGGCGTTTAATCTCATCGCTGGAGAGGCTATCAAGCGACGGAAAAAGAAAGGCGACATCGTGCTGGCATTCTGGGGAGGCACGCAGGAGGCCACCCACATTGCCAACGCTGACAAGGACTTGATCATCGTTGAGCCGGGCATCGGCAGTGGCCATGCCTTCGCGCCTTTTCGGTGCTACGAAAGCTACCCTCTACGCTCGGCATTCGTCGGGACTGAGGGCGTTTCGTACTGTAATCCGAAGTGGTATTGGAGGGTCGTGCCGAACTACTTCGACACTCGCAACTTCGACGCTACGCAAAAGCGAGAGGACTACGCGCTGTTCATTGGCCGCCTCGGCACTAACAAGGGCTTGGACATCGCCATTGATGCGTGCAAGCGGATGGGAATCAGGCTCAAGGTTGCTGGCCAAGGAGGCCCCGAGGGCATCGGGCTCAAGGAATGGCCGGAACACGTCGAGTTCATTGGCTACGCGGGCATTGAGGAGCGCAAAGAGTTGATGGCCAAGGCTCAGTTCGGGTTTCTCCTCTCCACCTATTGGGAGCCGTTTGGCGGGACCGCTGTCGAGATGATGCTCTCTGGGTGCGTTCCGATCTGCTCAGACATGGGAGCCATGACCGAGTACATCGTGGATGGCGTCAACGGGTTCCGCTGCTCGACGATGGGCGACATTCTGCGAGCGATCCGGATCGGCTACCGCATCGACCGCTCGAAGATGGTGGCATTTGCTCAGGCGAACTTCTCGCTCGATGCGGTGAGGCCGAAGTTCGAGCGAGCGTTTGCCGACTTCCGAGACGTGTTCAGCGGCGCGGGATGGTACGAGGATCACAACCGGCCTTTCACGGTCGGCTACGGGCTCGACTACTCGCCGCTCAGTTGATGGCGGACAGTAGGGTGTGGACTGGAAATCATTACTGCCGACGATCGGACGGGCCTTAGGTGGCCCACTCGCTGGGATGGCCGTCGAGGCCGTCGGGAAGGCCATTGGAATCAGCGAGCCAACGAGTGCCAAGGTGCAGGATGCTCTCGACGGAAATACCCTCACCGACGCGCAGATCGTGGCACTGCGCGAGGCCGACGCTCAACTGAAGGTGCGGATGCGGGAACTCGACATCGACCTCGAGAGACTGGCTACACAGGACCGAGACAGCGCGAGGGCGATGCAAGCCAAACTCAACAGCCGCGTGCCTGCCGTGCTGGCTCTCGTCATCACCGCCGGATTCTTTGGAGTGCTCGCTGGTTTGCTCACGGGGCACTTCGACCTTTGGGACAACGCGGGGATCACCATGCTCATCGGTTCGCTGGCCACCTCGTGGGGGATGGTCGTCTCGTTTTATTATGGGTCAGCGGCGAACATTGGCGGGAGGCCACCGGAAAAGAAATGAATCTCAAGGAGTACGGCATCGACATCGCGTTCCTGTGCGCTGGCCTTTTCGGGGCAGTCTTGACGACGGGCAAGAACGCTGCACGCAACCTCGGGAGCACCATCTCCTCACTCGTGGCCGGTGCCGCAGCTGCGAACTACCTGACACCTGTCGTGGTGCAGTTGGTCAAGGTTGAGGGGGAGCGCACGCAGTACGCCATCGCCTTCCTACTCGGGTTCGTTGGTCTTCGAGCCGTCGAGTTCGCGAGCCGCAAACTGATCCCGCACTCCATCACAGACGAACACCATGAACCCGAACCTGCTCACCCTCGCAAACGGAGCCGCTAACGCGCTGATCGCGTTGGGCGGGATTGCGTTCGTCCTGTTCGTCTTTGGCCGTCCCGAGTCAAAGATCTACGAGTCGCCCAAGATCGCGAAGCTGATGAAGCTCGGGCTCTCGCTCGTGTCGGTTGGAGCACTGCTCAACATCGTCACATTCTCCACGCCTCCGATCTCGGAGATCATTCTCAACTTCGGACTCGGGCTCACCTTCGTCCTAGCTGCCGTCTGGCACTTCCAAACTTTTGTCCGTCACAATCAACCTACGAAAACCGATGAACTTCGACCACTCAAACCCGCACGACCTGCTCGTCGTGCCAAGCGTCAATCTCGCCGCGCTGATGCTCGGGTTGACTGAGGTGCATCAGCTGGTCAGCATCGGTGCCGCATTGGCAGCACTGGTCTATACGGTGCTGAAAATCGTCCAACTCTACCGAGACTTAAAATGACCCTTTCAGACAAAGGCCGCAAACTCCTGCTCGACTACGAAGTCGGTGGCGGGGAGCCGTATTACCGCAAGTTCCTCTCTCGGCCAACGTGGCCGGGGGAGCAATCGGGCGTCACCATCGGCGTCGGTTTTGACTTGGGATATAACACCGAGAGCCAAGTGGGAGAGGCGTGGGGGACGTTGGCGAATACCAGCCTCGAACTCCTGATGGGCGCAATCGGGATCCGTGGCGAGAGTGCTCGTTTGTGGCTATCCTCGAGGCCAATGGTGCGCGACATCGAGGTGCCGTGGGAAAAGGCTTTGGACGTGTTCGAGCGCATCACTGTCCCGAGGTTCTACCTGCAGCTTCTCCGCATCTACCCACAAGCGGAAACTCTACCGGACCCCGCTCGGGATGCACTGCTTTCGCTCGTCTTTAACAGGGGCACCTCACTCGCTGGGGACCGACGGGCTGAGATGCTCGCGATCCAAAACGCTCTCCGCGATGGCCGCACGCACGACGTCCCGCAGCTGCTCCGCTCCATGCGCCGACTCTGGCCAAACACCACGGGTCTCCAAAAGCGTCGAGATGCCGAGGCTGACCTGTTTGAGAGTGCGTTGTGACCGCTTGAGTGGTACAGGGTTGTGCAATGCAACCCGCCGACTGGAGACCTGAGGACCTCGACACCCCCGCCGAACAACTCGCCGAGAAATTTGGGATTCCGGTTGCGACAGCGCAGAGGATGGCCGACTGGCACCAGTCTGAGTTGGCCAACCACATCGAGCGCACATCCTCAGCCGCATCAGCCGCGCACCTGCACCGGATCCTAGCGTGGATGCTCGGTCCCGGGGACGCTAAAGCAAAGGCCGTCGCTCTGTGCTTCGCCGCCGATCTGCAACCGCTCATCGGTTGGCACAATCTCTCCGAGGCCGCGACCGACCTAGGGATGACGTCGGCCAATCTCTCCAAGCTCCAGACGGAAATACAAGCGTGGCTGGCACTTCCGGAGACCCAATGGAACAAGACAAAGTACCGATTCAAACAATCTAACCAGCCAATCCTCAAGGAGATGCCGACAGTGGAGAGGGTGGCGCAATCGTTCCGCCGATGGGTTCAACGCGTTGATGTGGAGAAACTTACAGTAGACCAAAAGGAACGCATCATCGCTTCCCTCTCGGAGATTGTCCTATTCTCGCAAAGCCTAGAGGAGCAATGATTTAAGCGACGGTTGACGGGCTTGGTTTCGTGTGGGACGATTTTCCGTGTTCATCCGGTATGTTTGCCGGGATGTCTGGTATGCTCCGGTGCGGGAGGATGGGGCCTCCCGCATCGGTAACCGCCTCAAACTCAACGAGTTTGCAGGGCATAAAAAAAAGAGAAAAAACTGTTGGACAGAGAAAAACAACTGTGGTTTGATGGTTGCAGTTGAGGGGCGGAGACCCCAAGACGAAACAACCAACCAGATAACAAAATGAGCATCGACCCAACAAACCTAGGCAAACCAGCAACCCTCCACGTCGAGGCAATCATCGGAGACCGTCAAATCGGCATCGCAATCGTGGATGGGCACCTTGTCCAATGCATCAACCGCAAGTGGTCGCATCAAAATCCAAAGCCGGGGATGACGATCGAGGAGGCAGCAAACGGCGCAGCGGCAATGCTCCTCACAAAAGGCGGAGTCAAGTTTGCATAACGCAACCCCACACCACCTCACACCATGCAAACCAACACCCGCACCATCCAAACCGCCGCAGCCGAACTCACCGCCGCAGGATTTGAAACCCACGTCACCCGCGACGGGTGGATCATCGTCCTAGGTGAAAACTGGGCAGCATCATTTTCGTCCAACGACGGAAACGACGTGACCGTCGGCGACGTTCCGCAGGAGGTATTTGACCTCGCGTATTTCGAGACCGAAGCGATGGCCTAATCCAACCCCATCAACCCCTAACCACCTCACACCATGACAACCAAAGGATTTGCCCAACTCGTCGAAGCGATTGCAGACATGATGGACGGCCCTGCTAACACTAACACGACCGGCATCACCCTCCATCGCGATCTGGGTTGGTGCGCCACGTTTCAGCGATCGGACATCGACGACGATGATGAAATCGCGATTGTCTACAAAAACGACATCATCCACACCGCTCACTGCGCCGAGGAAGAAATCGACCCGCACGGCATCGCCGAGTGGATCCGGGACAACGTGGTCATGTGGATCTGCGATGCTCAAGACCGGCTCGACGAGCACGGGATCAAAAATCCACAGCTGACCCCAAAAGAGATCGTGGCGCACCTCTCCTAACCAACTCAACACCATGACAACCAAAGCAAAAACCATCCAAGGGGAGGTCCTCCTCGCTCTCTCAACCATTGACTTTGCCCTGCTCGGCACCCTCGAGTGGGACGCATGGACAGCCGCAGTTGGCGTGCTCGGCGTCGTGTCGGCCGCCATCGGCATCACCTACGTCCTCGAGGCAGCTAGAGAGGAGGCAGGGCAATGAGCACGCAAACCATCTACCACGAGGGCCGAGAGTGGTGCCTCGTCTCACCTGAGGACCACGCGACCCTGATCTCGGCTAAGGACGCCGCTCTGAGCATCGCGCAGCGGCTCCTCGTCACGAGACGCATCGAGACGCCACACGGGGACCTAATGCTGGCTCCGAGCAAGAGGTGCCGTCGATGCAACGGGGACAAGCCATCCAAGCGTGGCCAACGCTATTGCTCGGCCTGCTCTCGAATCAGCAGGGTGGAGTGCATGCGTGCCTACTGGCAGAGGAGGGCGAAATGATTGCCATCGACCCCGGAGTGGCCGGTGGGTGGGCCTACGACATGGAGCACGGCGCTATCGAGTGCTGCCGGATGC